AAGAGGTTAGGTTATATGCGGTAGTGATTTTATACCCGTCAGGTTCGTCCCACACTGTAACGGAATTGACGAGCAAATCAATGAGCCGCCTGCGGAAATCTTCGTCTTCGATATTCCCGTATTTGAACTGGCTCAACCAGAATACGATTTGGTCACGGTCAATCCGATAGACGAATTTTTCCTCAGCTTTGATTTCTTTATTGAGCGTCTTCTTCTCATGTTCGAGTTGGACAAGACGGTTCATCAATGTCTCAGAAGCAATACCCTTCTCAATGGCAGCGGTGATATTCACGATTGACTTTTCAACTTCTGACAACTGAGCGGTCAACTGCGGAATGTGCGTCTCATTTATCATATCCTGTTCACTCTGATGAATTGCCATATCCGCTATCTCGTCAATAAGTTGGTCAGTTAAGAGTTCAAAAGCGTCCTGAGCTACTATTCCTTCGATGTAATCTTTTTTCAAAGGCCGCTTGTCACACCCAAGTCTTCTCTTTTTCGTGTAACAGGAATAGTAGTGGTAGACCTTGCCGTGTCTACCGGCTCCGCTTTCACCGTTCATAGAAGCCCCGCAATGACCGCAGAACAGTTTTCCAGACAAGAGGTAATCCACCTTAGCCTTGCCCCTTGCCGGGGCTGTGGCGGTCTTAGAAAGCCGCCGCTGTACCGTTTCAAACAGCTCCTTATCAATGATGGCGGGAATACCATTTTCAATGACAATATCCTTGTAGGTATAAGTGCCGATATAGCGAGTATTACGGAACATGGCCTTAAAGCTGCTACGGTTGAACTCAGTGTTTTTGGCGGTCTTATATCCGGCAGAGTTAAACTTTCGGCAAATGTCGGCTACGCTTTCGCCGTTGGCATAAAGAGAGAATGCCTCTTGAACAATGTGGGCGGTATCCGGGTTAATCACCAGTTTATGATTTTCGATTTTATATCCGAGCGGCACATGACCGCCGACACTATGACATTTCAAAGCAGATTCACGCATACCTCTCGTGACCTTCTGTGACAGCTCGGCAGAGAAAAACTCAGCCATACCCTCTAACACGGACTCCAAGATGATACTCTCAGGGCTATCGGTGAGGTGTTCTGTGGCGGAGAGGACTTTCACACCGTTCTTTCGCAGACGCATTTTCATAATTGCGCTATCGTTGCGGTTACGAGCAAAACGGTCGAGCTTCCAGACGATGACATATTCCCAATTCTGCTTTGCGCTATCCGCAACCATTTCCATGAGGTGAACCCGCTTTTCCACATCTTTGCGAGCGGTCGTTGCTCGGTCAACATAGATTGCTACAATGCGGTAGTGGTTTGCTTTACAGAAGGCACGGCAGTCACGAAGTTGCCCTTCAATGGATTGGTCACTTTGACCTGTGGAGCTATACCGAAGATAGAGAGCAACATCTTGATCGCCGTTGTAAAGCGTATATGGGTCTTCTTGAAATTGAGAGATTTCTTCCTCTGTCAGACAGGAGAGGTCGATTGGAAATTTTTTCATGCAAATCTCCTTTTTAACTCCATGACTCTACCGACAAAGCGCAATCGTCCAATTTCAACACCGCCAAAAACACGGGGAGGATAGTGTGGATTAAAAGAGCGAAGGGTCACAGTATCTTCATCAATGCTGATTTTCTTAACAAATCCTTCTTCGTCATCGACAATGACAACCATAAGAGTATCTGTTTCGGGAGGTGTATCCTTTTTAACCAGCACTAAATCGTGATCGTCTAAGACTGGCGACATACTATCTCCGTCAACTTGTAACCAGAAACAATCATCACAGTCATATTCGGGGTCAACTTGTTCATACCCCAATGCTTCTTGCTGAGCGATGACACCTTTTCCTGCGGACGCATGGCCGAAAATAGGTCGCTTGCCATTCTTTTCATAAGGTTCGGTGGTCAAACCAACAGAGGACAAGTGAAAGAGAGGGTCGTCAGTTTCGCCTTTCAAATAGTCAATAGAGGTGTCAAGCATAATAGCCAGTGGCTTTAGAATATCATCGGGGATTATCAGTTTTTTCGCTTTGCAATCTGTAAAATAATTATCCCGAACGCCAAGGTTTTTACAAATATACTTGGTCTTAAACCCCTTAGTTTTACTGAGAGTTTTGATTCTCTCCACTGTCAATTCAATATTCATATAGCACCTCCTAAAAATAATTCGCAGAAAACTGCGAAAATACCATTGACATTCGCAGAAAACTGCGATATACTCTGAATTGTGAACAAGAGATTTTGACAACAAAAACCCGACCCCCGAAAGGTTTTCTTTTTTCGGCGGTTGCTGTGGTCAATGGTTTAATTGTCTGGCAAGTAAATTGTACCATTACGCCCACTGGTTGTCAATAAATATTGTTCTCAATTCAAAGAAAGGAGAGGTTTTGTGAAAGAGCGTGAGAAAATTCGCTATCGCCTGAGCGTCAATCACCTGTCGTTTGCATGGCTGATTGATATGCTCCGAAAGCGGGGTATTGAAACGAACGGCCCTGTCCTGAGTGCAATTCTCGCAGGGACTCGTAACGGCCCTTCTGTGGACAAGATCATCGCTGAGTCTATCGACATTCTGGACTGGTACGAGCGGCAGATTGGCGGTGTATCGTGAGCGACAGTGCATTTGCCCCGGAAGTGCGGGGACAGGCCAAAGCGTTCAGCTCACTTCTTGCCCGATCTGTCCGAGAGTTCTTCAAGGACGAAACGAATCGCAAGCGGTTCGAGAGCTGGTACGAGCAGAAGTACGGAACACCGTATCAATGGAAACCTATGGTTTGGAGGAACAGATAATGAAAAAGTTTTTTGGAGTATTGGCATTTCTCTCGTTTTTCTACCTGTTGGGTGTCGTTGGTGCGGTAGAGCAGGACACGATGGCTCTCGGCGCAGGCATGGTTCGTATGGGTATCGGCCTTGGCTGCTTCTGGCTGTTCTGTGAGCTGTCTGGTGCGTTTTATCCCGCCCCGCCGAGAAAAAGAAAGAGCCGCTGACGGAACTGGTACTTCCATCAACGGCAAGCGTAAAAGCTCAATCTGATTATATCAGAACCTATCATTTTGTAAAGGAGAACTTTATGAATAGCACGATTGCGAAACTCGCTGACGAGTTCGAGAAGATGGAGAAAACCATCGCTTCTCAGAAGAAGATGATCGAAACCCTTATGCCTACGGGCTATGTGGATACCGATACCGTCAAACTTCACCTTAATTCTGTGTATGGTGTCATGTTCGGCGGTCGCCCCTCCCCGAAGCGCTATAAGCTGGAAGACTGTTCTTGGGACGAGATCAATATGTATTCTTCCATCGGCCTTGCTGACAAGGTGTTCGAGGTCGGTGACACCAAGAAATTCCGTCTGGCTGATGGCTCTTACCTGACTGCCCGTATCATCGGGTTCAACCATGACTACGCTGAGGACGGCAGTCTGACCCACATCACCTTTGAAACCGTTGAAACCATTGACGGTGACATTCCCATGAATGAGAAGTCTACCAACGAGGGCGGCTGGGACGCTTCCTATCTCCGTGCCAAGCTCAACGGCAACTTCTTCGAGAAGCAGCTTCCTGCTGATCTGAAAGTGGTCATCAAGCCCGTGGTGAAGATCACCGCAAAGAGCGGTAAGAACGAAATGCTGGTTCCTTCCGTTGACAAGCTGTTCGTTCTTTCTGAGCAGGAGGTCTTCGGTCGCAAGATTTATTCCTGCGGCGGTGAGGGTAAGTGGTACGACTGGTACAAGCGAGAGAACACGCCCTATGGCAAGTGCAAGCAGAATGGTGAGAGGGATTGGAGATGGGAGCGTTCTCCTTATTCCGGCGGCGCCACCGACTTCTGTCGTGTGAACGACAACGGCACCGCCGACTTTACCTACGCCAGCACCTCCTATGGCGTGTCCTTCGGCTTCTGCATTTGATCGGGTATCTCGTAAATCCCGCCCCGTCAGGGGCGGTGAAAGGAGTGAAAACATGAATGTCAATCGCAAGGTTGGCACTGGCTTTGAAAGAGACTTATGCCTGAGCCTGTCGGGTTGTGGCTTTTGGGCGCACAATCTCGCTCAGAACAGTCAAGGTCAGCCATTCGATGTAATTGCGGCTCGAAACGGTATTAGCTATCCCATTGACTGTAAGGATTGTTCCAAGAACATTTTCAAGATGGAGCGTATCGAAGAAAACCAGTTTTCCGCTATGACGCTCTGGAAGGAAACCGGGAATGGAGAGGGCTGGTTTGCAATCAGGTTGATAACTGGTGAAGTTCGGTTCATCTCCTTCTCTACGCTTTTGGAATTGTCCGTTTTGCGAACTGTGCTGTCTGCCAACGATATTAGGCGATACGGTATCACACTCAGAGAGTGGGTGTCCCAATGCAAGTAGCTGTTGGCAACCAGCTCCGAATTGAGAACCCGTCTGAGCAGTTGCTTACATGGTGCAAGAAGCAGCTTATCCTTCCCAATCCTGAGTACGCCAAGAAAGTCCGTATGCACTTTTGGGTCGGCAACACCCCTGAGAAGTTGTACCTGTTCCAATGGGACGGTGACACACTGGTTCTTCCCTACGGGTGCTTGAATGATGTGCTGGCGATGGACGATTGCCACATGAAGGTCAATCTTCCTACACCTACCGAGGTGGACTTCGGTTGCACCATTCCGCTCTATGACTACCAAGTGGAAGCCAAGGAAGCACTGATAACTGCCTACTATGGTATTCTTCAAGCCCCTGCGGGGTGCGGTAAGACACAGATCGGAATTGCTGTTGCGGCAGATACAGGTCGAAGGACACTCTGGCTGACCCATACACGGGATTTGCTCGTACAGAGCAAAAGCCGAGCGGAGCAGTACATGAGTCCTTCTCTGACTGGCACGATCACCGAAGGTAGGGTTCAAATCGGTAAAGCAATCACCTTCGCAACGGTACAGACCATGTGCAACCTCGATCTGAGCCAGTATCGTGATGTTTGGGATTGTATCATCGTGGACGAGTGCCACCGTGTAGCCGGAACCCCGACCGCCATGACGCAGTTCTCAAAGGTGCTGAACGCTCTGGCAGCTCGGCACAAGTACGGCCTGTCCGCTACGGTTCACAGGGCAGACGGTATGATTGCCGCCACTTACGCCTTGCTGGGCGGGATTGCCTATCAAGTGCCGGAGGAAGCGGTGAAAGATAAGATCATGACCGTCAGCGTTTTGCCCCGTGCCACACATCAAGGACTCAGCCGTGAGTTTTTGGACACGGACGGTACGATCATCTATGCCAAGTTGGTTAATTTCCTCGCTGACCGTTATCCCCGGAACAACCTGATTGTCGCCGATCTCGTAGCAAACCGAGATCACTACAATCTCATTCTCTCCGACCGGCTGACGCACTTGGAAACCCTGATGAACAGGCTTCCGCCCGACCTGAGAAAACAGGCGGTCATGATTGATGGGAAGATGACCACGAAGAAAGCCAAAGCTCTCCGAGAACAGGCCATTGAGGAAATGCGGCAGGGGCGCAAGCGGTATCTGTTCGCCACTTACTCTCTGGCAAAAGAGGGCTTGGATATTCCTCGGCTCGACCGTCTGTACCTGACCACACCGCAGAAGGATTATGCTGTGATAACTCAGAGCATTGGTCGTATCGCTCGTACCTTCGAGGGTAAGGGAGAACCCATCGCTTATGACTATGTGGACGATGGTATCCAGTACCTCGTGCGAAGCTACAAAAAGCGGTGTACCACCTACCGGAAAGCGGGGTGCAAGTTCCTTGAACCTTGAACCTTTCATTTTTGACTGCGAGGTGTTTGCCTACGATTGGCTTTTTGTCTTCAAGAACAAGGTCACGGGGGAATACACAGTCATCTGGAATGACAATGAAGCGGTCGAACAGTTCATGACCCAAGAACCCCTGTTGGCAGGGTTCAACAATAAGCACTATGACCAATTCATTCTGAAAGCGGTTCTCTCAGGTTTCACGCCGGAGGAAATCAAGGCGGTCAACGATTTCATCATCGTTGGTGGTCACGAGGGCTGGGAGTATGCCCCTCTCCGTGACTGCGGAATTTTCTTCGATCAATATGACCTGATGGACGATTGCCAGATGGGGTTGTCCTTGAAAGCAATCGAAGCGCACCTCGGAATGGACATTCGTGAAACCACCGTTCCGTTTAACATCGACCGCCCTCTGACTGAGGATGAGAAGCAAGAGGTCGAGTTCTACTGCCGACACGATGTTGACGCAACCGACAGGCTGGACGATCTTCGTCAAGGCTACCTGTCCAGTAAGCTCACGCTGGGTCGTGAAAAGGGGCTGTATCCTGCAAAAGCCCTCTACATGACCAACGCCAAGTTGACCGCAGCTTACCTTGACGCAGAGCAGAAACCGCACTATGACGAGCGGGAATACCAGTATCCGCCGAAGTTGCTTCGTCAGTACATTCCGCAGGAAGTGTTCGACTTCTTCGAACGGTTGAAGGATAAGAGTATTCCTGACGAAGTGGTGTTCAAGGAAAAGCTCGATTTGATGGTAGGCGGCTGTCCTTGCACCATCGCCTACGGTGGTATTCACGGAGCTATCCCATGTTACCGAGAGGAAGCCACGGAAACCCGCTCTATCCGCAACAAAGATGTTGCAAGCTACTATCCACACCAGATGACCTTGAACGGTTATTGTAGCAGAAATATTCCCTCTCCCGATGTGTATGCCGCTACCATTGAGCGGCGTGTTAAAGCAAAGAGAGCTGGTGATAAGGCTACGGCAAACGCCTTGAAGCTGGTGCTGAACACCACCTACGGCGCTATGTTGAACCGCTACAACGACCTGTATGACCCGCTCATGGGGCGCTCGGTCTGTATCTCAGGCCAGTTGCAGTTGCTCGAAATGGCGGAACATCTTGTTCAGGACTGTCCCACCTTGAAGATCATTCAGCTCAACACCGATGGTATCATGGTCAGCCTTGATGACTGCGATGTTCCCGTGTATCAGGAGATCACGCAGGAGTGGCAGGACAGAACCGGCTTTGAGTTGGAGGAAGACCTTATCAAGATGATTTGTCAGAAAGATGTGAACAATTATGTCGAGGTTCCCTTCGAGGGCGACCCCAAAATCAAGGGTGGCGTTCTCGTTCGTGGGATTGCCCCGGCAGGAGCGTTCAACATCAACAACAACGCTTGTGTGGTCGCCAAGGCGGTCAAGGATTATCTGGCCTACGGTATCCCGGTCGAAGATACCATCATGAGCTGCGACCGCCTGCTGGACTTCCAGTTGGTCGCCAAGGCCGGGAGTAAGTATGGTGATGCTCTCCATGAGGTAGACGGTCAGATGGAGGTCGTACAGAAGGTCAACCGAGTATATGCCACGGAAGACCATCGGTACGGAACTCTCTACAAAATCCACCTCGGCACTGGCAATCCCGTCAAGATTGCAGGACTCCCTGCAAAATGTGTCGTAGACAACGACAATCACCTGACGATTGATGTGGTTGACCGTGACTGGTATATCCGGCTGGCACGGCGTTATGTCCGAGATTTCCTCGGAGAGAAGCCACCTAAGCGAAACACCCGCAGAGTCAATTCCATCAAGAAAAAATTATTAGAAATGTTGGAGGTATAAATATGGCTACTACCAAGAAAGCCGCTGAGACTGCGGCGGTGGATTATTCCACCATGAATGTGTTCAAGAAGTTGCAGCTTGCCCGTGTGCGTTTCCTCGAAGCTGGCGTGGACAAGAGCGGCAAGCACATGAAGCTCGAATATAAGTATTTCGAGCTGGCGGACATTGTTCCCAAGGCCGAGCAGATTTTCCTTGAAATCGGTCTGATGATGGTTCCGTCCATGTACGGCGACAAGGCGACCGCTCGTGTCTACAATGTCGATGACCGTGAGGACTTCATTGACTTTGTTGCGCCGTACACTCCCATCGCCCCCATCGTGTCCAACGCTGGCAATCAGGTCACAAACGAAATGCAGGCGACCGGCAGCTCCATCACCTACATTCGCCGCTACCTGTGGCAGCTCGTTCTTGACATTGTGGAGCATGACAGTATCGACAGCGGGGAGTTTGACACGACTCCCGCCCCCGCTCCCACCGTCACCAAGAAGCCCCCTGTGACCACTGAACAGCGTCAGGAGATTAAGAAGGAACTGACCGGCGCTCCTGCTGGTGCTGCCACTGAGGAACAGGTCGGTACGCTGAAAAGTCTGCTGAAAAAGCTCATGGATATTGACGCAGAGCAGGAACAGTTCGTGCAGACCATCGCCATGAAGACCGAGGGCTTTTCCAAGATCGAAGCCGACAAGTGTGACGCTCTGATCGAGGGCGTGAACAATATGCTGGCTGGCTACGAAATGAAAACGGCAAAGGAGGGCTAAGGTATGGAATGGCTTGACGGCAACAAAATCCAGATTATCCCTCCCAAGCGTCCGAAGAAGCTGACTGGTACTCGCTTCGCCACTATCCTCGGTCTGAACCCGTGGTCTACACCGTTCGAGATTTGGTGCGAAGTGACCCGCACCTATCAGAAGCCGTTCGAGGACACGATCTACACCATCGCCGGTAAGACCATCGAGCCTAAGCAGGCTGAGTACATGAAGCAGACCTACTTCATGAGCAATCTGGTCACGCCGACCGACATTTGGGGCAAAGACTACTTCCGTCAGACCTACGGTGACTTCTTTAGGGAAAGCCCCGTTCTCGGCGGTATGTGGGACTACTTGCTCTATGGCAAAGATGGTAAGCCTACCACCGTCCTCGAAATGAAGACTTCTAAGCGTGTCGAGGACTGGAAGGACGATATTCCTGAGTATTACGCTTTGCAGGCGGCGTTGTACGCTTACCTTCTCGGCGTGGACGAAGTTATCATGGTTGCTTCCTTCCTCGAACCCAAGGATTACGACAATCCTGAGAAGTTCGTGTGTAGCGGTGAGAACACCATCACTCGCCCCTTCAAGGTGTCTGAGAGGTATCCTGACTTCGAGAAGAAGTATGTGAAGCCTGCCCTGAAATGGTGGAAGGACTATGTGGAGAGCGGCATTTCTCCCGCCTTTGACGAGCGCAAGGACGCTGAAATCCTGAAAGCTCTCCGCACCAACAACCTGTCCCCTGAAACGGATATGGCGGCACTGGTCAAGGAAGCCGAAGACCTGAAAGACACCATGGAACGGATTTTGGCTCATGAAGGTATCCCGGACATGGAAAAACGGTACAAGGTTGTGACTGACATGATTAAGAAAGCCGCAATCGCTCAGTTCCGTGACGGTGACAAGAAAGTGTCTATCGCTGGTTCTGCCTATAATTGGGAGGTCAGCCGTACTTCCACCACGAAGATCGACAAGGACGCTATGAAAGCGGACGGTATTCTGGCGAAGTACACGACCACCGAGGACAGCTACCGCATTTCCCCAAAAATCATTAAGGAGGATTGACCTATGAAATTTTCTAAGTTCGTGAAGTCCCTCGCCCCTGCTGGTGGCGCTATCTACGAGTACATGGACGAACGCTGGCTTGCTTCCCCGTCCGTACTTATGCTCATTCCCGATGGTATCCGCAGCGTGACCGGGTACAGCAACGAGAAAATGCCTGACGGCATTGGTCGCCTGATTTCTCAGGTTGGTTGCACCGAGTACGCCACGCTGGTCAAGGCGGTCATGCCTGAGCCGGACGGCGCAATCAAGGATTGTGTCCGTATCTTCGCCACGCAGGACAGCACCATGACCCTTCCCATCACCAATGATGACTGGTCGTTGATCGAGAAGTCTGACTTCTGCGAAATTCTGTACGCTTACGATCTGGAAAGCGACAAGAGCGTACCGAAAGCCCTGCTGGTCAAGCAGTACGCCAAGTACCCCGATGACGAAGACCAGTTGGTCGGTATCATCTTCCCCTACGAGTATGCAGAACAGCTCAATTTCCACACCATAAAAGAAGTATGAGCGTTTGTGGTGGTTGCCCCATCTATTACAATAAATATTTCGGTGTTTATTGTGGAGGTGGGTGCTTAGGTCAAAGCGATTGTGCCGAAAACCTAATAACTCTCGTTGCTAATATAGCAGACACTATTACAAGATCAAGAAAGGACGATAAAACAATGGCTAAAATCGGACTCACCGAGGGTTTCACCCTCATTCCCGAAGGTACTCATGTCTTTCAGATTACCGATGTGAAGTACAAGGAGGACTTCGGCAAGCTGGAAGTCTATATGCAGACGCAGACCGGCAGTAAGCACATCGAGCGATTCTCTCTGCTGAAATCCGATGGCTCTCCCAACGAGGGTGCATACAACGCTTTCAGCTACTTCGCCAAGACTGCCCTCGGCAATTTCGATCTGACCGAGATCGACCACACTGACCTGATTGGTCACTTCATCGAGTGCGATGTGGAACATGATGTTCAGGAGAACAAGAAGAAGCCCGGACAGAACATTACCTTCGTCCGTCTGGCCGATAAGCGCCCCTCTGAGGGCTGGGGCGGCTCCGGTAATACGGTTGCTACCCCCACCACTAAAACCGCTCCTGCGGCTTCTCAGACCGCTCCTAAGACCCCGATGGATTTGGCAGCTCTCCTTGGCTGATGCCGAGTGCGAGGGAGGGCTAATTTGAAAGGCTCTCCCTCGCCAATGGTATGTTGAAAACTATGTTGAAAGTGAGGATAAGCTACAATGGCAGAAGCCTATATTTGTTCGCTCTCCAAGGTTCAGCGTCATGCTGAAATCTGCAAAGAGATCAACAATCTCTATGAGCGCAAGAACCATGACTACGGTGACAGCTTCCACCAGACCTTCGTTGAAGAAGGAATGGCGATGGCTCGTATCCGGTTAGGAGATAAGTTCAGCCGCTTTAAGACCCTCTCCCGTAGCGGTGAGCAGAAGGTCAATGACGAGTCTATTCGTGACACCCTGATTGACCTCGCCAACTACGCCATTATGACGGTGCTGGAAATGGAGGTAGTGGAAGATGTTGCAGATTAAAACCATTCGGAACCGTCTGGACAATCCCACCCTCTTTGACGATGAAGTAAATGCGGCTCTGCGTGATGGGTGGACTCTGAAAAAGAGAACCGTTATACGGCCTATCGGCCAGTCCGAGTCCGTCTATATGCACACGATGTTGTATGCAGAGTTGGAGAAGGAGGTCGCTGACAATGACGCTGAATGATTATCAGAAAGCTGCCGAGCGTACCTCCGGCAACCTGACTTCGTGGGATAAGGTTCGCAACGGCTGTTACGGTCTGAACGGCGAAGCCGGAGAGTGCATTGACATTCTGAAAAAGACCGAGTTTCAGGATCATGCTTTCGACCCGATGAAGATGGTTGACGAGCTGGGCGATGTTCTCTGGTATGTCGCACAGTTGGCGACCGGCTTGGGTGTGACCCTTGAATATGTGGCACAGCACAATGTCGATAAGCTGCTGGCTCGTTATCCTGACGGGTTCGACAGCGAAAAAAGTATCCATAGAAAGGAGTACGAAAATGCCTGACTGCTTCTCTAAGTCCGAAGTGACTGATTTCATGAACTTCATGAAGCTGCCTGACGGAACCTCTGTTGTTTCCGATGACATGATGGAGTACCTGATGGCTTACGGCTTCTTCACCGCCCCTGCTTCCACCAAGTACCACGGCAATTACGAGGGCGGTCTTCTGAACCACTCCCGCATGGTCACGGAGTACCTTCTGGCACTCACTCAGGCCAATCACCTGATCTGGCGCAAGGCTCGTTCTCCCTTCATCGTGGGTATGTTCCATGACCTGTGCAAGATCGACCAATACCGCCACCCGGTAACGGGCCACATTGAAGAATTTAATGGTGGTTGTACGCCAATCTATGATGAACAGGCGTGGGAGTATAACCCCGACACCCTTCTGAAAGGTCACGGCGATAAGTCCGTCATGCTTCTCTCTCAGTTCTACACACTGACTGATGAAGAAATTATGTGTATTCGCTACCACATGGGCGCTTTCACTGACAAGTCCGAGTGGAATGACTACACCAGAGCAGTCAGCCAGTACCCGAATGTGCTGTGGACACACCAAGCCGATATGCTGGCAAGCCATGTTGCGGGGGTGTGAAGTATGTATATTCCAACAGTTTCTTTCGATTTCGATGGTGTAATTCATTCCTACCGAAGCGGGTGGAAGGGTGCCGCTGTTATCCCCGACCCTCCCGTAGAAGGGATTAAAGAGGTCATTGAACAACTCATAAGCGATGGTTTATGTGTGGTCATCTGTTCTTCTCGTGCGGAGTCCTTTGAGGGGCAGACGGCGATTGCTGAATGGTTGAAACACTACGGATTTCCTATGGTGCAAATTCAAGCAAGAAAAGTTCCCTCCATCGTTCATGTCGATGACCGTACAATCTGTTTCGATGGCAGAGCAAACAACCTCTACGAACAGATTATCAACTTCAAACCTTGGTATGAAAGGGAGTCTGAAAGTGAAAATCATTGAACCTTCTGTGGAGCTTATCAATGCTCCCGATTATAAGACCCTTCTGACCACCATCGAAGCTGCTGGGCGTACTTGTTACAAATCCGAGGACAAAATCACGGATGGAAGCGCAGAGAAGTTCGTCCGGGGCATTATCAAGCGGGGTCACGAAGCTGTCATTGAGCATGGCTCTCTTACTGTTCGCTTCGTCTGCGACCGGGGCGTGAGCCATGAGATTGTCCGTCACCGTCTGGCTGCGTTCTGCCAGGAGTCTACTCGATACTGCAATTACGGCAAAGAGGGCTTCGGTGGCGAGATCACCGTCATTCGTCCCTCGACCTTCGCCAAGACCGACTCGACCTACCACATCTGGAAGCGGTCGTGCGAAAACGCCGAGGTTGCCTATTTCGATCTGCTGAACGAGGGTTGCACCCCGCAGGAAGCTCGATCTGTCCTTCCGAACAGTTTGAAAACCGAGGTGGTCATGACCGCTGATCTCAGAGAATGGCGGCATTTCTGCCGTATGCGCTGTCCCGTAGCGGCTCACCCTGATATGCGGGTCGTTGCCAATATGCTCCTGACCCTGCTGAAACAGACCTATCCCGTCTTCTTCGAGGACATTGAGGTATGAGGATTAAGAAAGCTGGCGGTAAGGTGTTCGGTGCGGTCTTAACTGCCGCCGAGAAGAAAGCGATGGACATGGAAATCAATCGTCAGATTGTGGAAGCCGACAGGCGCTACGCCGATGACATTGACGCTATGGTGCTTTATACCCTCCATGTTCACCTTGGTTTCGGCAAGAAGCGCCTGCGGAAGTTCTATGACGCTTTCTCCGCCGAGCATGACCGCCTTATCCAGTATTATCAAATGCCGGACGATTACACATGGCTCTGCAAAGAAATGTTGAAGCGTATCGGCGTTGATGTTGAAGCATGGAACAAAGAAAGGAAAGAACCCGATGAAACTGAAAAGCATTGACGGCAAAGTGCCGTATATCATGGCTGCTGGAAAGGACTTCGTGAAAGATGAAATGTCGCTGGCGGCGGCAGAGCAGATTTGTTCCCGTGGAACACAGACCGCCAGCAAGCTCTTTCCTGATTTCCCCATCTGCATAGATGGCAAGTTCTATTTTGCTGGAACCTCGACAAAGCCCAAGTCCAGCAAGTCTAAGACCCCTTGCGGGGGCTGAGATTTTCAATCTTCCTGTGGTTCGTCACCATTGTCGCAGTCCTTTGTCTGAAATTACCCACGGTTGAGGTTGAAGAACCTTCTCCCGTTGTCGAGGTGGTAGAGGTAGTCACCCCTGAGCCAGAACCGGAGGTGACACCTCAGCCGTGGACAGACGAGGAAGTGATTGTACTGGCGAAAATGCTATGGGGAGAAGCCAGAGGGGTCAGCTCTGACGCTGAGAAAGCTGCTTGTGTGTGGTGTGCGCTCAACCGTGTCGATCACGGCTACGGCGACATTATAACGGTCGTGACTACACCCAAACAATTTGTAGGGTACAACGAAGAAAACCCGGTCGATGATGGTTTGATTACTCTCTGTATAGATGTACTGACCCGCTGGTACGCAGAGAGAGAAGGTCAGGTTGAGGTCGGTCGTGTCCTCCCTGCGGATTACTTGTGGTTCTCTGGCGATGGCAAGAGAAATCACTTCCGCAACGCCTACCGTGGCGGTGATAGATGGGATTGGTCTTTACCGAGTCCGTATGAAAGCTGAGGTAAGCCTATGAGCTATTTGGATATACCCGCCGAACTCCGAGCGGAAAAGGCATGGGTCAATGTATGGGAAGGGTCAAAGGTTCCCATGCAGGCTACCGTGAGAAAGGCGGCTTCTTCCTCTAACCCGGATACATGGTCAAATTACATTGATGCTGAACACAATGTCCAGCACGGCTACTATGACGGTCTTGGCTATGTGTTTCACGATACAGGGGTTGTAGGTATCGACATTGACGATGGCTTTACTGATGGGCTTCTAAACCCGCTGGCGGCTGACATTATCGGTCATTGTCAGTCCTACACGGAAAAGTCCAGAAGCGGGAGAGGGGTTCATATTCTCGTTCGTGGTGAGCTGCCCTTCAAGGGCAAGAACAACCGTGCCGCCGTGGAGATTTACAAAAGCAATCGGTACTTCATCATGACCGGCGAGGTTTTGATCTTTTCCGAGATCATTGAAAACCAGTCAGCGATTGACTATGTGATCGAGAAGTATTTTCCCGACACGCCGAAGGAAAGTAGCTCAGGTACGGTCGCCCCTCAGCGTATCTATTCTCCCATCTATCGCCGCCCTGAAAACGGCAAGCTGCATTTGAAGCCTGAATACCCGCCTATCACACCGGGAAGCCGGAACCTCAGCCTGACTTCTCTGGCGGGTCAGCTCCATAACCAAGGATACACCAAAGCAGAGATTTACAAAGAGCTGTTATACGCCAATCAACAGGCTTGCAAGCCGCCGCTCCCTCAGTCCGAGGTCGAGTTGATTGTTAACAGCGTGACCAGATACAGGAGGTAATTATGAAACCTTATCAGCGTGGCGATGTTGTTATCATTGATGTTCCCATGCTTGCCAACAGTCATATTCAGGCCGGTAAGCGTCCGTGGGTGGTTGTGCAAAACAATGTCGGCAATCAATTTTCTTCCACCAGCATTGTCGTTCCTCTGACCACTAAAATCAAGCGGCTGGAATTGCCGACCCATGTGGCTGTCACTTGGGGTTCTTTACAGCCGAGCATGGTTGAGTGTGAACAGGTGCGTGTCGTAGATGTGTCCGATGACTGGGAGTACATCTGTACTCTGCCCCCTGAGATTATGCGTCATGTGGACACCGCTTTGAAGAACGCTTTCTTCTATGGGGGGGGTGTAGACAGTGGAGAGTGAGAAGAAAATCTGTCCGTTATCAATGAGTTGCCCCGAAGATATTCCCCTCTGCCCCTGCCAGAAACAGCGCTGTGCATGGTGGGACGAAGACTCTCAGGACTGCGCCGCCGTGGTGCTGGCGAGAGCGATGAAGAAAAGGAAGTGAGAATATATGGGTCAATATATCAATCTAACTAACGCCTTAAATGCTGTCCGAGATATTCCTACGGCATTTCATGCTATAAAAAAAATACCTATCGTGAAAACCATTCCTATAACTTGGACTTTGGCAAATGAAGCATTACCTCCGAATGGCGAAAATGTACTTTGCTGGTACGAGTATTTCCGTTACGGAGAGTATAACCGAATGTATCAGACCTTCGGTATCGGATACCAGTTCAATGGAAATTGGGGTGGTGAGGTGGCACAAGGGCAGAAAGCAAAGGTCTTAGCTTGGACACCTTTACCGAAGCCGCCAAAGATGAAAAGAGGTGTTAAAAATGGCTGATGAAATCATGACTGCCCCCGAAGAACAGGCTCTTTTCCAGCTCTCCAATGGTCGCTACATCATGGACGAAGCTCAGTCCAGAGTGATGTTTCAGATTAAAGAAGCACAGCCGGAGCATAGCCACCCGATCAGCGGCACGGGGTATTCGTGGGACGAGTCCGGCATGGCGGAGCTGTTCTCCGAGTGCTACAAGAATGATACCCGCTACTGCCCCGAAGCGAAAAGCTGGTTCACCTACTCCGAAGGTGCATGGCGCAAGGACACGGGTTCTCTGCTGGTAGCGGAGAAGATCAAGGAGTTCTGCCGCCTGATGGCTCTCTACTGCGGTGAGATTGCCAACGAAGAACGGCGTTCTGAGTACATGAAGTTCATCGTAAAGATGGGCGACCGGCGCTTCCGTGACCGGCTGATGAAGGACGCTGCCAGTGTGCTTCCTATCGCTTCGGCAGAGTTTGACGCAAACCCCTACCTTATCAACTGCAAGAACGGCACTTTCGACCTCGAAAAGATGGAGTTCCGGGAACATGACTGGAAAGACTTCCTGACTATGCAGACCAACTTCAACTACACCTTACAGGACGCACGGTGCCGCCGCTGGGAGAAGTTCGTTGCAGAGGTCACTTGTAATGACGAAGACAAGGCCGATTATCTTCAAAAGGCGCTGGGGTACTCTATGCTGGGTGTGGCAAATGAGGAATGTATGTTCATTCTCCACGGCAAGACCACTCGCAACGGCAAGTCTACCATGCTCTCGGCAATTCACCACCTTCTCGGTGACTATGCCTCCGTGTCCCCCGTGTCGATCATCTGCAAAGCAGAACGGTCGAAGAACGCCGAAGCAGCGAACCCCATGCTGGCTTCTCTGAAAGGCAAACGGTTTGTCACGATGGCAGAGAGTAATCAGTATGGCAAGCTGGACGAAGAAACGATTAAGCAGCTCACGGGCGGCGAGGAAATCAAAGCTCGGAACCTCTATGAGACTGCTACAACCTTCCTGCCGCAGTTTACCCTTTGGCTTTCCTGCAACGATCTTCCAACCGTCAGCGACAAGTCCTTGTTCGCTTCCGACCGTGTGCGGGTCATTGAGTTCAACCGTCACTTCACCGAAGCGGAACAGGACAAGAACCTGAAAAATGAGTTCCAGACACAGGAAGCTATGCAGGGCATTTTCGCTTGGCTGGTCGCCGGGTACTTCAAGTACAAGCGGTTCGGTCTGAAAATGTCCCCCGCTATGCGGAAGGTGGTCAATCAGTACGAGCGTGACAACGATCTGTGCTTGCAGTTCCTCGAAGAACGCTGTGAGCAGGCCGAGGGAATCAACACCCGCTCGAAGTCCCTGTTTGACGCTTACAAGATTTGGTGCAAGTCCAACGGGTACTTTGCCTGTTCTGCCAAGCGGTTCAACGCCGACATGGAAACACACCCTGAGTGGCACGGCGGCAAGGTCGTGTATCAGGGCTACCCCGTCTACAAGAACCTCAGACTGAAAGGAGCGTCCTAATGAACCGTTCCTGTAACTCTATCCTATGCCGCTTCGGTATCCACACAGCAGACCCGTATGTTCATATTCAGGTCAGGTGCCGTAATGGTTCTCACCGCTGGCAGAGCAATTATGAAATCTGTAAGCGGTGCGGCAAACGCCTGAGAAAAATCCGCATTGTAAAGGAGCGTCCGTGATGAAAATTACTCTTGATATTCCCGATGGCATTATTGCGGGGTTCTTCAATGGTGTAGAGGTCACGGCTCACGGTATGCAGTTGGTGTCCTATCAACTCAGCACTGACGATCTGAAAGATGGTAACACCGTAAAACTCCCTCGTGAACAGGAGGTGACAGTATGATTGCCACCAATGAAGAACTCGCCCTACTGGAAAAGTGGAAGCGAAAACTCTGCTTGCAGGAGTGGCGGATAAAGCTGTTGACCCACCTTCACCCGGAAGAAATGATGGTGCGTAATGCCGCAGGCTGTACCGAGTGGTCAGAAGCAATTAAGACCGCTCGTATTGAGATCATCAATCCTGCCTGTTACGGCGACCGCATTGTGCCGTTCAATTTTGAAAAGACGCTGGTTCATGAGCTGCTACACCTGAAATTCTCCTTCTGGTGTCAGAACGAAGATGATGTTGGCGATAGAGTCATGCACCAGATGATTGACGATCTCGCAAGAGCTTTGACGGAAGGGGACAGCGATGATGAAGCCTGAATACTGCCCCGACTATGTGGGCATTGCCTGCGTTGATGGCACTTGCCCTGTTGCCAACTGTGAAGAATACGCTGAGCGGTGTATGCCTGTCATTTCCAGTTGCCGGAACTGCTTCTATTATAAGGGCTGTGAAGACTGTGCAATCTCTGATGATTGCGACCGAATGGAGGATAAACATGAGTAAAAAGTGTGTATGCGGCAATGAAATGACTCGTGAAGACTGGAAGCACGAGTGGGTCTGTCATCGTTGTGGACGAAAGCGGCCTATCCCACTACCCCCGATGTTCACCGTCTTCATGTGCCGTAAATGTGAACACCTTCTGTATGTCGAGGAAGACGAGGACTTTCCTCAGAAGCTCGGAAAAATCGCCGCAAAATCCTGTCCCTGTTGCGGAGAACAGGAAGAAGGTCTGTGGAGACTTCTCGGTCGAGCGGAAGGGTTCGAGGGAACCGTGTTCACGGAGGAAAGTGATGAAGACTGAGAAAAAGAACCTCCGCCGTATTTCCATCGTAGTCACGGCACAGACCAAGGGAAATCTTGAGCGGCTGGCGGCGGTCTGCGGGTATTCAGAGATCGGTCGGGTGGTTGACAAACTCACCCGTGAAAAGATGATCTCCCTCCACGACTTTGAAAGAAAGGAGAAGTACCATGAATGATGTAATGGAACAAATCAAAACGCTTTCTGCCACCTTGGACGAGGAAACCACCCGCTTTAACCCTACCGGCAGACTGCTGTTGCTGGGTTCCTACGAAAGCGTATTTCTGAAAGCGGTCAAGCGCAAGGCCGACCTGTTGGGTATTGACTGTGACCTCACTCAATACCCCTGCCCTCCGTACAAGGCCGTGGTAGTGGACAGAGAAACCGTCCCGTCTGACATTAAGCTCACCGCCGAGGTTGACATTGACCACTCCTACTCACAGGGAATGTCATCGGGGTCTCAGGCAACTTTGGCGCTCCTGCTGGCATTGGACTTGGTTCACGCTAAGGACATTACCATTGTAGGCCGGGGTCATGCCGTTCAGAACTTGGCAAAGTACCTCACCCTCGGTAACGCAACTGTGACGGTAGCGCACTCCAAAACCAAAAGTCTCTTGCAAGCCACAATGAACCGTGATGTGGTGATCTACGCCACGCCGACTATCACGAAGGACATTTCCTACAACACCCGTGATCTGGTCATCGACCTCGGCAACAGTGTTCCTCACCCTGACCGCTTCAACTGTCCCTATGTGAACAGGATTGGTCAGCTCACCGTGAGCGTGTTGCTCAACCGCTTTGCGAGAAAGGAGCATAGAGCATGAGTGACATTCTGACAACTATCGCCGCCGTTGAATGGATTGTTGTAGGCTGTCTATTCCTCTGGCGACTGCGCCACTGGAACCGCCGCTTTTCGGAACTCTATGACGAGCTGCGAAAGGAGATCGACCGTGAATAAGGAAGACGCTCACATTGTTGTAGCGATGGCAAACCACAACATGAAGAAAGAGGTCTACAACTGGGACGGCGTGGAGCGGATTGTGACGGAAGCACTCGCCCACGGAAACAAGGTGGTTATCAACGCTGACTGGTAGTTAGGTGATAAAGGTGATAAAGGTGAGTGTTTTTGCAAAGACTTTTTTCAAATTGGCGTGTTTTGAAAAATTGTTTTTTGTATTTTAGGTGAGTTAGGTGAGTAATCAGGCATAAATGCCTATAACTCTCTCTTATACGCGCGTATATAGAAATAGTTATAGGGAAATGTACCCGATTACTCACCTTTATCACCTTGGCGACTTTGAAAGGAGAAAACGACTATGGCAGATGAAATTGTGAAAAAGCGAACTCGGCCTGATCGTAAGGAAGCCATGAGCGTCCATACAGAGCCGGGTGACAATAGAAAATATCTGGAACATTCGATGGTCATGCTGGACTGGCCTGATGTGAATGTGAGAGAACCTGAACAGGTCAAAGAGCGTATGGGTATGTACTTTGCTCTGTGCGCTCAGGACGATATGAAGCCCTCTGTTGCTGGTATGGCATTGGCTTTTGGAGTGGACAGAAAGACGATATGGGCATGGGCAAATGGAGTGGATAGTAAGACGCTACCCGCTGAAAGCCGTAACTTAATTAAAAAGGCGTATCAACTTTTGAACGCTCAGATGGAAAGTTATATGCAGAACGGGAAGATCAATCCGGTCGCCGGTATCTTCCTGATGAAGAACAACATGGGCTATGCGGACAAGCAGGAGGTCGTGTTGACACCCAACCAACAGCTTGGAGATCAGGTTCCTGCTGAGGACTTGGAGAAGAAGTACCTCGAAGATGTGGTGGGTGCGTCCAGCGACTATGACTCGGAGGATTAAACATGGAAGAATGGTATGATGTTCTCGGTTATGAGGGGTTATACAAAATTACAGAAACGGGTAAAGTGAGAAATTGCAAGACTGGTACGCAACTTTCGGGCAATATCAACTCACACGGTTATGTGGTAGTTTCTCTCACTAAAAACGGCAAGAAGAAAGATTGCAAGCTCCACCGACTTTTAGCTATGACTTTTATCCCAAACCCCTACGACTATGATTGTGTCAACCACAAGGACGGGAATAAGCTCAACAACTCTATCGACAACCTTGAATGGTGTACTAAGGGATATAACAACCGTCATGCGAGAGAGGTATTACAGGTCAGTACCGCACCAAAGCCGGTATATCAATCGACTATGACGGGCGAGTTTGTTGCGCTGTGGGCGACTATCGGACAAGCTGCGAAATATGCGGGAGTAAGTACACCGTGTGTTGTCGATTGTTGCGAAGGTAGAGCTAATTCGGCTGGTGGATATTGTTGGGACTATGCCGGACAAACCGCTATCGACTTTCTGAAAGACTGGAAAAGGCGAACGACTTTGAAACAGATTTCAAAATTGGAGCAACAACTTTCAGAATTGCGCTCACGACTATAACGACTTTGACAGAGCTGCCGATCTCCCTACGAGGTCGGCGGCTTTTCCTTTCCCGGCAGGCGGGGCGGCGGGTGCTGGTGGGCGCTGCCGGGGTTCGGCCTGATCGGCGTTTTTCTTTTCCTTTTTATATGTATAGTGCGGAAAAGTGTAGTTTTTCAGACGGTTGCAAGCGTCAATAAAAAACTTGATAAAATATCAATAAAACACTTGACAATCAATAAAACACTTGATATACTCTAATCATCAATAAAACGCTTGATAACAATTGATGAAGGGAGTTTTAACAATGCTGAGAACCAATAGCAAGAAAGCCGCCGAAAACATCCGGGTGTATATCATGGGTAATTTCACGCCGGAAGGGTACACGGACAACCCGCCGCAGAAGTTCCCCGAAATCGCCGCTTTTATCCTCGACACATTCAGAAGTGAAAAATACTGGTGTCCGCAAGATGTCCGCTATTATCACGGCAATGAAGCCGCCGCTTTTGCTGACTGGTGCGCCGGTCTGCCATCTGTCCTCGATACCTTGTATTTTTACAATCGTTCGGCGGTTGATGACCTCGGCGCAATCCTCGAAGAAACAGAGCAGGAAAAAACCCGGTACACCGAGCAGCAGGCCGAACAGCTTTTAACAAGCCTGATTTACAGAGAATTACAGAAGGGAGAGCGGAAAGCATGAGAAAGTACAAATTAAAAGAGCTGCGGGAGCTTGTGCGGCTCGGAGTGGCGGAAGATTACACCAATAAGCCGAGCGAGTATATTTACACGCTCCGCAGGCTCGAAAAAGTGGGCTATTCTACGGGCGTTTATGGTATCAATGGCGGATTGGTCGAAGATACCGAAACCGGGCAGTTATACGCCATTATTGGGCGTTGCTCTAATCTGTTTATTTTGTTTTAAGGGGGATTATATTATGATTAAGCATGATAATTGTAAGAATTGCGTGAGCCGTTGCGAACACGCCGGGAAAGATCGGGAATTTGTTTATTCCGGTGAAAAGTCCTGCAAAGTGCTTTATACGCCTGAGAGAGTAACGAAAGCGGCGGCGGATTTTGTAGGGGCTATAAAGCTCATAGCCACCAAGCCGGACAACCTCGACAACCTCGAAAGCTATCTTTCTCACCATTTCCCGGAATGGGTCAGCAGATGGGCAAATAGCCCGGAAGACCTCGCCGCAGAGATGAAGGGATTTGCGAGAATGGAAATATAAAGGCGGTGGAAGCGTGTATATTGTATTGTTAATTCTCCTGCTGCCGGTTCAAATCCTGATTGAAATATTGAAATTGAATAAATGAACGCCGCCCCGGTGCTATTCCGGGGCGGTTATTTTTTACGCTTTTCGGCCTGATCGGGGCGGCGTGAATGGGTAACGGGGGCGGGGGATATACCAGCGGCAGCGAGGGCGGGGTGAGCTGAAAAATACCCGCAAAAAATAAAAAGATCAATTTCAAGAAAACGCTTGACAATAAAACACTTGATATGTATAATAAAGCCGAGGTGATAAACATGAGAGGTCGAGAAATCCTGAAAGAGATCATGGCTTCCAAGTCTCTTTCCAACGCTGAACTCGCAAAAAGACTCAATGTCTCTAACGCTACGATTTGGGAGCGTCTGAACAACAAAAACGTCAAGGACATTCCCGTGTCCCTGCTGACCACCATGCTCAGAGCGATGGATTACAAGGTCATCGTTGTTCCTGCCAATACCCGTCTGCCGGAAGGAGGTTTTGAAGTTGAATGACGCATACAAGCTCGTTCCTCACGGCGAGGTCATCAAGAAAGACAGCACCGTGGTCATTCCGTCCATCTTCATGTTCAAGGGCGGAGCGGGAGAGTGCTATCCCTTCCTGAAAATGTGTGGGGACAATAACTGCATTGTTCACTTCAAAAACGAAAATCTGACCATTTACCCCGATCGGCAAGATGACAGCGTATCCCTGAAACTTCTCATTTATCTTGCGATTGCAGGAAGTCATGAGTTTGGCGATGACTTCATTCGATACCTTAACAACATGGAGAAAATGTCGTGGGAAGCGGTGAGCGTTCAATGAAATACTTCCTTGGTCGTGTGTCCAGCAAGGAACAGAACCTTGCTCGGCAGCTCAAGGTCGCTCGTGAGAAGTTCGATATTCCTGACGAGAATGTGTACTGCGACAAGATCACGGGAAGCAGCTTCGACCGTCCTCAGTACAATGCTCTGAAAGCCATTGTGCAGGAAGGTGATGAAGTCATCGTTAAGGAGTTCGACCGCTTTGGGCGCAACAAAGACGAAATGAAGCGAGAACTGGAATGGTTCAAGCAGAAGGGCGTGATCGTCCGTATCCTCGACATTCCGACCACGCTGATTGACTTCAAAGACCAGACATGGGTGCTGGAAATGGTCAACAACATTCTGATTGAAGTCCTTGGCGCTGTTGCCGAGCAGGAGCGTAAGAAGACCAAGCAGCGGCAGGCTGAGGGTATCGCCGCTATGCCGGTTGTCGATGGCAAGCGGGTGTCGGTGAAGACCGGCAGAGGGTTCGGCAGACCCGCTTCCGAGATTGATGACGAGCAGTTTGAAAAACTCGCTCAAAAACAAAAAGACGGTCTTATCACCGTAGCGGACTGCTGCCGGGAACTCGGCATTAGTCGGTCTACATGGTATGACCGGTCGAGAAAGGTTGGTTGATAATGGCGTACTATCAGTTTTCATTACCCATGACTACCAGCGAAAGCTATCAGCTTATCAAGACAGTCTGTGAACGGTCTTGCACCATCAAACAGGACTGTCCGAATGAGAGCATTGAGGTTCGAACAAGGTTCCGCATGGGGAAAGGTTCTCTCCCGTTTGTGTTTTATTTGAGGGAGCTGGAAGACGGAACTGAAATCATGGTCAGCTCGGATAACGCAACACTTACGGGCGCTTTGATGGCGATGAACGGAAATAAGCCGGAAAGCGTTTGGGATTTGCCGGACAAAGAATGGAGTGATCTCATTGAGGATTTCCGAAAGGAATATCCCGCCTTTCCCTTGCAAGATGGCAAGCCTGTTCCGGTCGCAGCTGAGCCTTGTGATGATGGCATGGGGCAGGAATCAGTCAGCCGGGGCAAAAATGTATCTCTCGGTAGAGCGGCGGTTGGTGGTTTGATGTTTGGTAGCGCCGGTGCCGTGGTGGGTGGTTTGAGTGGCACAAAGAAGACCATGAGTCAATCCAGAAACATCTTCTCTGCTACTGTTCTTTTCCGAGTGCTTTATAGCAACGGAAGATTGATTGAAAGAACGGTTAAGAAAAACAGCCGGGAGTTTGCCGAGCTGATAGCAAAATCCAGATAATTGGCTTCTGCAAGGACAGGAGTGACAGCCATGACGGGCTATCTGTGTAGAAATACACGGGTAGCTCGTTTTTTGTTGGAAAGGAAATGCATATGAATTATGAAAAACTCTCCGGCTCTATCCGAGCTGTGATCGACCGGCGACCGGGAGATAATGGGGCGTACAGCGACCTCTTTTCTCTGTGTCGGGAGTGGGAAACCGAGGATTTCTCGGCGGCGCATAAGGTAAACAAGGAGCTGCTGGCACTCTCCGCAGATCAGGTAGTCCGTGGCGGTGGGGCAAAGTTCTATGAACAGTGGCGGCGGTGTCTTCTCTTTGAAGCACCTCATGATTTTGACTCCTTCATGACCTACATTGAACTCGACCGCAAGCCGGAAAAGCGGTTCTATGCTCCCCGGAAACACTATCTCAGACCGATGGTACAGGGGTTTCAAGATGTTCTGGACGGGAAGCTGCGTCTTTTGACGATCTCCATGCCGAAACGAGCGGGAAAGTCTCAAACGGGTATCAATTTTGTGAATATGCTTTCCGGCAAGTTTCCTGACCGCTCGACCCTGATGGAAGGGACAGGCGATGACCTTGTAAAGAGCTTTTACAATGGTTGTCTGGAATACCTGACAGTCCCTAACGAGTATCTGTTCTACGATGTATTCCCGGACGCACGGCTGGTACAGACTAACGCTGACACGAAGACGGCGAACCTGAAAAGTAAGTCCCGTTTCCCCACCATTATGTGTCGTTCCATTGACGCTCGGCAGGTGGGCTTGTCCGAAGCCACCAATGTCCTCTACCTCGATGACTGCGTGGAGGGTCGTGAGGAAGCGAAGAACCGCCAGCGGCTTGATGATAAGTGGGAAGTGATCTCCGGCGATATTATGGGTCGTGCCATTGAAGGTACGCCGATGGTCTTTACCGGCACTCGCTATTCCTTGTATGACCCCATCGGTCGTGTGCAGGAACACGCACAGCGGGAGGGCTGGGCTTGGAGAGCGATTGAGATACCCGCTCTCGATCTTGTGACGGACGAGAGCAATTATGAATACGAGCGGGAGGGCAAAAAGGTTTTCACCACCGCCTATTTCCGGGAGCAGCGGGAGCTTCTGAGCGCAGAGCAGTTTGAAAGTGAGTTCCAGCAACAGCCCTTTGAAGCGAAGGGTCTGCTGTTCAACAAGGACGAGCTGAACTACTTCTTCGAGCTGCCGAAAGACCGTGACCCGGATACCATCATCGCCGTTGGCGATACGGCGGAAAGTGGCTCTGACTCGACCTCCATGCCGGTGGCGAAGATTTACGGAAATGCCGTGTATATCGTTGATGTGGTCTTTGATGACTCCCCCGCTGAGGTGACGAAGCCGGAATGTGCCAAGTGCCTGATCGAGAACAAGGTTGCTTCCGCCGTCTTTGAGTCCAACAACGCCGGTCAATATTATGCCAGAGATGTTGACCAGATCATTCGGGAGCGTGGGTACTCCGTTGGTATCCGCACGAAGCGCACGATTTCCAACAAGCAGACCCGTATTGAGTTCGCTTCCGACAATATCAAGAAGAACTTCTACTTCAAGCACCCCTCCACCTACAAGCGGGGCAGTCAGTATTGGAACTTCATGAAGGAAGTGACCACCTACACCCGCTCCGGCAAGGTTCCGCACGATGACGCTCCTGACTCCCTCTCTCTGTTGGAGAACGAAATCCGTATGTTGTCCGGGGGCAAAGTTGAGGTTTTCAAACGGCCTTACTGAAAGGTTGGTTTTGACAAATGTTGTGGCGAATGGTATGATAAAAGGTTAGTATTGACAACCATTGGAGAGTTTGATACAATGATAAGAGAGATAATAGGTAGAGGGAAGGAGGTGCTGTAAGTGGGTGTGAGAGCGTTGTTTGGTCGCCGTGTGATCTATACCGATGTTGCCGAAATCAATGCCGGGAACATCATTGATGTTCTACAAAAGGCTTTGTTCGTCCATCTGCAAAACAGCGCCGACATTGACTATCTCTATCGGTACTATCGTGGAGATCAGCCCGTGCTTTACCGTGAGAAGGAAGTACGGCCTGAAATCTGCAACAAGGTCGTTGAAAACCGAGCCAATGAGATCGTGTCCTTCAAGGTCGGCTATCTGATGGGGGAACCCGTTCAGTATGTGAGCCGAAGTGATGACGAGAGCATTTCCGCTGAGGTCAGCCGCTTGAACGATTATGTTCTCAGTGAGGATAAGCCTGCCAAGGACAAGGAACTGGCGGACTGGTCGCACATTGGCGGCACTTCCTATCGCATGGTGCTTCCTGATGGGGAAGCCGATGCAGAGGAAGACGAAGCCCCCTTCGAGATTTTCACCCTTGACCCCCGCTTCGCTTTTGTGGTCTACTCCACCGCCCTCGGCAACCCTGCCATGATGGGCGTGAAGTATGTGAAGGACGAGAACGGAAACCTGATTTTCAGTTGCTACACCCGTGACCATTACTACGAGGTGGAGAACACTTGGGCGATCATTCGGAGCGAACCTCAGATTTTGGGTATTCCTATCATCGAATACCCGGCGAATAAGGCTCGGCTGGGCGCTTTTGAGATCGTCCTCCCTCTGTTGGACGCTATTAACACCGTGGAGAGCAACCGCCTTGATGGTGTGGAGCAGTTCGTACAGGCGCTCATGCTGTTCCACAATGTTGATATTAACACCGAGGATTTCCACCAGCTTCGTGACGAGGGCGCTATCAAGTACAAGGACATTGACCCGCAGTTCAAGGCGGAGATCGAGTATTTGACCTCGGAGATGAACCAGACGCAGACGCAGACCCTTGTGGACAGTATGTATAACACCGTCCTGACGATCTGCGGTATGCCGAACCGCAACGGTGGTTCTTCCACCAGCGATACCGGTTCTGCGGTCATCATGCGTGATGGTTGGTCGGCGGCGGAAGCCAGAGCGAAGGACTCCGAGCTGATGTTCAAGCAGTCAGAGAAGGATTTCTTGAAGCTGGTTCTGCGTATCTGCCGTGACCTGAGCGACCTGACACTGAAACTCAGCGGTCTGGAAATCCGCTTTACCCGCAGAAATTACGAGAATATCACGGAAAAGGCAAATGTGTTGACTGCTATGCTTGCCAATCCGAAGATCGCCCCGGTTCTGGCCTTTACCCATTGTGGTTTGTTCTCTGACCCGCAGCTTGCGTATCGTATGAGTATGGATTATGCTGAGGAACAGGAGAAAAAGGCCGCTGAACTCGCAACCAAACAGAAGGAGGTTAATCCTGATGGAAAAGGAAATCCGCCTGACCCCGGAAGCGGTCAGGAAGATTGAGGAAATCTTGACTACGGGAAAGACCGTTGAGATTGCCGAGCGGCACGAGAAAGTGGTTGTTTGGGCGGTCAGCAGCAAAAAGAAATATGAACAGCCTATCGCATAGGTGATAGGAACAGCCATTACGGGCTACTGATACCGAAAAGGTATTGGTAGCCCCTTTATTTTTCCTTCCAATGCCCTCGGAGTTTTCGGACAGTCCATGAAAGCTCAGTCTTTTCGGAGATATGAGAAAGGCGAAGACAATAATTTGACCGCCGTAAGGCGTTGAATGGTCAGGGAAGACCTTAATCGCAAACGGGAGACAACCCGTAAAAACGGAAAATAGTGCTGAGTGAACAGCCTTGTTAAACGCAGGAGGTAATCATTATGGCAAAGATCGACACCAGCAAAATTACGGGTTATGCGGAAATGTCTGCGGAAGACAAGCTGAAAGCTCTGGAAGCGTTCGAGTACGAGGACAACGCCGCCGAGCTGGAAAAGCAGAAAGCCGCCGTTTCCAAGGCCAACTCCGAAGCCGCTGAGTGGAAGCGTAAGCATAACGCTCTGTTGGGTGAGGACGAGAAGAAGAAGCAGGAGCAGGAGGAAAAGTTCGCCAACATGGAGAAGGAGCTTTCCGAGCTGCGGGAAGCCAAGCGTGTTTCCGAGTTCAAGGCCAAGTTCATCGCTCAGGGCTATGACGAGGTTCTTGCCGAGGACACCGCAAAGGCGATGGCTGATGGTGACTCTGCCAAGGTGTTTGCCAACCAGCAGAAGTTCCTTGACGAGTATGCAAAACAGGTCAAGGCTGACGCTCTGAAAAAGACCCCCAAACCCACTCCCGGTGCCGGTGGCGGTACTGGTGAGATGGATTACGCCAAGAAAATCGAGGAAGCACGGACAAACGGTGATTTCGCCGCCGTTGCTTACTACACTCGCCTGCAAGCCGAAGCGGAAGCGCAGGCGAAAAACGAGTAAAGGAGAGTTTTTACTATGGCAGATCAGTTTGCTATGAGTTTCGGGGTACTCAATTACTCCGGTATGCTCTTTAACAAGGGCAACACCCGCACCCCTCTGAGTTCCATCATCGGCGGTCGTGCCAAAATCACGAACCATGTTGAGTTCCCGACCGGTCAGGAGTTCACCTCTGGCGGCGGCGCTCAGCCTGCTATTAGCGAGAGTGCTTCTCTGACCGCCCCTGACGCTACCGTTGTGACCCGTGCGCAGAAGACCAATGTGACTCAGATCTTTCAGGAGTCTGTGGGCATTTCCTACGGGAAGATGTCTAACATGGGTACTCTGAGCGGTATCAATGTGGCGGGTCAGCAGGCCAACCCCATGAACGAGCTGGACTTTCAGGTTGCCGCCAAGATGATGAAGGTCAATGCCGACATTGAGTACACCTTCATTAACGGCGTTTACAGCAAGGCCACTGATGACACCAAGGTCAACAAGACCCGTGGTCTGGTTCCCGCAATCACTTCCAACACTACGGCGATGGCTTCCAAGCCCCTCGGCCTGTGGGATATTGCCGACATGGTGAAGAAGATTTACGGCGCTCATGCACCCACCGATGGCCTGTGCCTGTGGTGTGACGCTGTGACCATGTTCCAGATCAACGCTGACGCTGTTCAGAACGGTCTGACCGTGGTTCCCGCCGCCCGTAACATCAACGGTATCGCCCTGTCCAGCGTGGTCACGCCCATCGGCGTTGTCTATCTGTATCTTGGCGAGTACCTGCCTGCCGGTACTGCCCTGCTGCTGAACCTGAGCGTTCTGGCTCCCGTTTATCAGCCTGTCCCCGGTAAGGGCAACTTCTTCCTTGAGCCGCTGGCAAAGGTCGGCGCTGGTGAGAAGTATCAGCTCTTTGGTCAGATCGGCCTTGACCACGGCCCTGAGTGGTTCCACGGTAAGTTTACCGGTATCTCTACCGAGTTTACCGCTCCCACTTACAGCCGCAGCGTCTTCATCGCCAATGACGCAAACAACCCTGTGAACACTAAGGCCGTTACTGGCGGCTAAGAGTGGCGCAGGAGTAAAACAGAGATTTTAGAAAGGAAAGGTGGAAAGCATGACGGACGCTGAGAAGTTGAAAATGGTGAAAGCCATGACCGGCGAGACAGACGAGGACACGCTTTCCACCTACCTTTCTATCGCCGGAAACAAGGTGTGCCGCAAGGCATACCCCTTCGACCCCACCGTGACCGTTGTTCCTGACCAGTACGCTCACATTCAGGTGGAGATCGCCGTGTATCTGCTGAACAAGCGGGGAGCCGAAGGGCAGACCGCTCACAGCGAGAACGGTATCTCCCGCTCCTATGAGGACGGCGATGTGCCGCCTACGCTGCTGAGGGACATTGTTCCCTTTGCCGCTGTGATGGGAGGTTGAGTGCATGAGAACGCTGAACCGCAACAAATCGCCCTTCTGGTATCTGCTGTATGACAGCAAGGCTCCCGCCAAGGACGAGTACGGCAACGAAACCGGCGAGGAACTGGTGGTTTACAAGCCTGCCGTGGCGATGAACGCCAATATCTCGGCGGCGACCGGCTCCGCTCAGGTGGAGCAGTTCGGTAATTTCGCAGGGTACGACAAGGTGATCGTCACCGATGACCTGAGCTGCCCCATTGACGAGAATACCGTGCTGTTCATCGACAAAGAACCGCAGTATGACAAGGACGGGAAACCGCTCTACGATTACATGGTCAAGCGGGTCGCCAAGTCCCTCAACTCCATTTCCTATGCGGTCAGTAAGGTGACGGTATCGTGAGTCAGACGATCAATGTTCCGCTCTCCGGGAGAGGGATTGAGCGGCTGATACGGGAAACCGAAAACCGGAAGAACCGGCTTCAAGAGCGGACTGCGGTCTTTCTCGACCGGGTGGCGCAAGAAGGAATGGAAATTGCTTCTATCAAGTTCTCGCAGGCCGTTTATGACGGCACGAACGATGTTTCCGTGACGGTGGAACCCCGTGGGAACAATGTTCGAGCGGTGGTGGCGACAGGCGGAGCTACCCTGTTCATTGAGTTCGGTACAGGCGTGACCTACCCGGACGATCACCCGGAAGCGGAAGAACTCGGTATGAAGCGTGGTGAATACGGTCAGGGTCATGGCAAGCAGCACTCTTGGGGTTATTACGGCGACCCCGGCACGAACGGAGTGCTGAAAGAAAAGAAAAATGGCGGGTTCGTGGTCATCACCCACGGCAACCCCGCCAATATGCCGATGTATGAAACAAAGAAGGAATTGCAGTTCCAGCTTACCCGAATTGCGAAGGAGGTGTTTTCATGATTGATGTGGAGAGTCAAATCTACACGCCGATTGCGGAAGCCCTGAGAGCGCAGTTTCCCGGTATCTTGGTCAGCGGCGAGTATGTCAATGCCCCTACCCGTTTCCCTTATGTGAGCTTGGTGGAGCAGGATAACTACACCACGGAAGCTCACATGGACAGCGGCGATACGGAGAGGTTCGCCACGCTGATGTACGAGGTGAATGTCTACTCCGATAAGGCAGGCGGTAAGAAATCCGTTTGCCGAAAAATCATGAGGTTTGTGGACGATCTCATGTACGCCAAGAATTTCCGGCGTATTTCTCTGTCCCCGGTTCCCAATTTGGAGAACGCAACAATCTACCGTCTGGTTGCCCGATACAAGGCTGAAACGGACGGAACCACTCTTTATAGGAGGTAAATGAAATGGCTATTTCCACCTACAAGGTTTTTCTGATGAAGAAAGCCGACACTGGTGAACAGTGGAGCAAGCTGATCGACATTAAGGAGTTTCCTGACCTCGGCGGCGAACCCGAAATGCTGGAAACCACCACCCTGAGCGACAATATGCAGACCTACATCGCCGGTATCCAGTCCCTCGATGGTCTGTCCTTCACCGCCAACTACACGCTGGCTGATTTCCAGACCCTCAAGGCTTTGGAAGGCAAGAAGGTCAGCTATGCGGTCTGGTTTGGCGGCACCGAGAGCGATGGCACTGTTACTCCCGATGGCTCTAACGGCAAGTTCAGCTTTGACGGTGAGCTGTCCGTGTATCCCGTGGGCGGCGGCGTGAACGAAGTGGTGAACATGAACATCACCATCGCTCCTTCCACCCCCATCGCTTTCTCCGCAACCTAAGACACTAACAATCGCCGTATTGATAAGGAGGATTTATCATGGCAAAGCAGTTGACAATCAATGACCCCACTACCGGTGTGACCTACACGCTGGAATACACCCGCAAGACCGTTGAAGCGATGGAGAAGAACGGCTTCGTTGTTGCTGATGTGGAGCGCAAGCCTATGACCCTGCTTCCGGCTCTGTTTGCTGGTGCGTTCCTCGCCCATCATCGGTTCGTAAAGCGTGATGTGATCGACAGCATTTACGCTCGTATGAACCACAAGGACGAGCTGATTGCCGCTCTGGTAGAGATGTATAACGACCCCCTGCTGAGTCTGCTGGACGAGCCTGAGCAGGAGGGCAATGAGGGAAACCTGAGCTGGAAGACCGGCTGGTAAGCGACCGATCTTCCAGAAGTGAGGGGGGCGGCGGCGACCATCGCCCCGCTCCCCTTCTCGCTTACACGCCAAAGTTTTATGAGGTTTTCCCTTACTATCTTTCCATCGGCATGACCTATGAGCAGTTTTGGGAACAGGATTGTGAATTGGTGAAGTATTACCGAAAGGCGGCGCAAATCAGGCAAGACCTGAGAAATCAAGACGCTTGGCTTCAAGGAGCTTATTTTTACGAAGCTCTTATTGACGCTGCCCCGGTTCTTCGTGCTTTCGCCAAGAAGGGAACCAAGCCCACGCCGTATCGGGAAAGCCCCTATGAACTGTTCAGTCGGCAGGACAAGAAACAGCAGAAGCAGCTTCAAGAAAAACACGATGACCAAGCCAAGGCATACATGGAAGCCTTTATGGTATCGGTCAATAAGAAATTTCAAGAGAAAGGTGGTGGCGTAAGTGGCTGACAATGTGGAAATTCAGGGGTTGGAGTTTCAGATCGTCAATGACAGTACGCAGGCGGTCACAGGACTTCAAAACCTGATTAACACGCTCAATCGTTTGAAAACCGCTACCAACGGCGGCGCAACGGGTCTGAGCAAGACCGCTCAGGGTATTCGGGAGCTTTCCAATTCTCTGAAAGGCTTGAACAGCGGTGACGCTTCGCAGAAGATCACTCGGCTTACCAATGCGCTGACCGCTCTGAGTCAGGTTGGGAATGTGAAGATTTCTTCCTCCATCGCCAACCAGCTCACGGCAATCAACACCGCTCTCGCTGGCCTGAAATGGACGGACGGCGACAAGCTGACTTCCCTTGCCAACGGTTTACGCCCTCTCTCTGAGTTGGGTAAGGCCAATATGACCACCTTTATCAATCAGCTCTCCAAGCTGCCGAAGGTGATCGAGGATTTGGAAGCGGCGGACATTGACAAGTTCACACAGCAGATGACCGCTCTTGCCGCCGCCATGAAGCCTTTTGCCGATGAAATGCAGAAGGTGTCCAACGGTTTCTCGGCGTTTCCGTCCAAAATCCAAAAGCTGATTACCAGCACGGAGAAATACAACGCTTCTGCCCGTAAAGCAACCACCACGACCGGGAAGTTCACGAGCGGATTGAAAGCGTTGAATGTCGCCGCTGTTGCAATCACTTTCCGCAAAATCGGTCATTTTATCGCACAGGCGGTCACGGAGTCCAACAAGTACCAAGAAGACTTGAACCTGTTCACGGTCGCCTTGGGTCAGTATGCCGCCGAAGCTCAAAACTACGCTGAAAAGGTGTCCGATGTTATGGGTATCGACCCGGCACAGTGGCTCCGCAATCAGGGCGTTTTCAACACGCTGCTAACCGGCTTCGGTGACACGGCTGAACGAGCGCAGCTCATGAGCCAAAACCTGACACAGCTCGGCTACGATATTTCTTCCTTCTTCAATATTTCCATTGAAGACGCTATGCAGAAGTTACAGTCCGGTATTTCCGGTGAGTTGGAACCTCTGCGGCGCTTGGGCTACGATTTGTCGCAGGCACGGTTGGAGCAGACTGCTTTGAACCTTGGTATCAAGGAAAGCGTTGCCAACATGACGCAGGCAGAAAAGGCCGAGCTGAGATACTACACCATTATGACTCAGGTGACAACCGCTCAGGGTGATATGGCGAGAACGCTGGAAGCTCCTGCAAACCAGCTTCGTATCTTGCAGGCACAGCTTACACAGGCCGCACGAGCTATCGGTAACATCTTCATTCCCGCACTGAACGCAATTCTTCCCTATGCAATCGCTGTTGTTCAGGTCATTCGAGAAATCGCCAATGCCCTTGCCAACCTTGCGGGTTTCAAGTTGACGGAGGTGGACTATTCAGGAGTGAATAGCGCTGCTGTCGGCGCTGGGTCTTTGGCTGATAATCTCGATGACGCTGCCGGTGCTGCCAAGAAGATGAAACAGTACACCGCAGGCTTTGACGAGCTGAATGTCTTTGCCCCCAACACGGGAAGCGGTTCCGGGGCGGGTGCTGGTGGCGCAGGCGGATTTGATTTCGATTTGCCCACCTACGATTTCCTTGGTGACGCTGTGCAGACCCGCATTGGTGAAATCAAGAAGATGATTGAGGACACTCTCGCAGAGATCACTACGATTGTTTCCGGCTTTATGCTGGCGGTAGGTGCAATTCTGGTCGTAACCGGCGTGAATATTCCGCTGGGTGTCGGCCTGATGGCAGCGGGTGCGGTCGGCCTTGCAGCTACCGTTGGGCTGAATTGGACTGCTATGAGTAGCGAACTGGCAAGTACGCTGGCTCTCATTACAGGTGTTGTCGGCGGCTTCCTGCTGGCTCTTGGCGCAATTATGGCGTTCTCCGGGGCGAACCTTCCTCTTGGTATCGCTTTGATGGCCTTGGGCGGGGCAAGCCTTGTATCTGCCGCTGTTATCAACTGGCATAACAGCGACCAGCACCTCACTGACGCTTTGACCACCTTAACGGGAGTTCTGGCGGGTGCTTCTCTGGCGGTAGGCGCTATGTTGGCCTTTACCGGGGTCGCAACCGGGCTGGGTATTGCGCTGATGGCTGTTGGTGCTGTCACGCTTGTATCTGCCGCAGCTCTGAACTGGAACAGTATCCCGGACGCTCTGGCTTCTCCCTTGTCCAGAGTAGGATTGCTGGTCAGCGGAGCAACCTTGGTTCTCGGCGCTATCCTCGCTTTCTCCGGGTGTATGCCCCTCGGTATTGCGCTGATGGCGATTGGTGCTACTTCTCTGGTTTCCGTAATGGCTCTCAACTGGAATGGCCTGAGCGATGAAATCCAGAATGTGATTGCCATTATTACCACGGTCGTATCTGTGGCGTTCCTCGCTATCGGTGCGGCACTGGCGTTCTCCGGGGCGAATATCCCGTTGGGTCTGGCTCTGCTGGCGGCTGGTGCGGTCACAATGGGTACGGCTATCATGCCGAACTGGAATGATCTCTCCGACAATGTTCAGCAGAAGATCAGCATGATTACCACCGTTGTCGGCGGCGCTCTCTTAGCGGTCGGCGCTATCCTTGCTCTGAGCGGAGTCGCCCTTCCTCTCGGTCTTGGCCTGATGGCGGCTGGCGCATTGAGCCTTGGCGCTGTTGCTACCCTGAATTGGGATTTTGTGGTTAATTCCATTAAGAAAGTCGTATCGGTCATCACGGGTATTCTCAGCGGCGCATTGATCGTTCTCGGTGTCCTGCTGTGCCTGAGCGGTGCGGGTGTTGGTCTTGGTCTTGCGGTACTGGCGGCGGGTCTGTCCCTGTCGTATGCGGCATGGACGCTGGACGATAACCCCATTACTCGCTTTGTACGACAGATGGCGAACTCCATCATTGGACTTGTGAACGGTGTCATTGACGCAATCAATGATATGTTCCATATCCAGTTCAATGGCCTATCTGTTATGGGTATCACGCTTATTCCTGCGTTTGATATTCGATTGGTGGATATTCCGCACATTCCGTTCTTTGAAGACGGCGGCTTCCCGAACGAAGGACAGCTCTTTATCGCCCGTGAAGCGGGTGCGGAAATGGTCGGTGCGATGGGGCGCAGAACGGCGGTTGCCAACAATGACCAGATCGTTGAGGGTATCTCCGCAGGCGTGTCTATCGCCAATGACGGTGTGATCGCTGCCATTTACGCTCTGCTGAATGTCGTGGAAGAAAAGGATATGTCCGTTGTCATTGGTGACAATGAAATCGGTCATTCCTACGACCGCTACAAGGAGAAGCGTGGTCGGCAAGTATCTACTGGCGTGTTCGCCAATGCCTACTAAGGAGGGCTGAGGAAATGCAAAGTTTCATTACAATCAATGGCACAAAGTTTCCTCAGCCCCGCAGGGGCTTAGAGCTGCTGTCTGCCACCATCGTAGACTCTGCCAGAAACGCCAACGGCGTTGTGGTAGGCCAGAAGGTAGGCAGAGATCAACAGAAGCTCAACAACCTCTTTTGGGGCTATCTGACAGCGGAACAGTGGTCTGCCATGTTGCAGATTTTTGATAAGAACTTCTTTGTGACAGTCACTTATCCCGACATGGTAAACAACCGTTGGACAACCCGAAAGATGTACCCCGGCGACCGCACGGCAACCCCGTACCATCTTGACCCGAACACGGGGCTTCCTGCGGACTACATCAACTGTAAAGTCAATATCATTGACTGCGGCGAACCGTTCTAAGGAGGTGTAGCCGTGAAACAGGTAAGCAACGCTTACAAGCTGTCGATGAAGTCTTTGCTTCGTGAGCAGTCCTTTGTGGAGATCACCTTCTCTCAGGTAGACACGGCAGCGGCAACAGACGGTAATTGGGTCAGCAACGGGGCACAGAGCTATTCTGAGTTCGACACGCTGGACTACGGATATGATTATCAGGAGTCCTATGCTGCGTTGGAGCTGAACCGGTGGGCGCTGGACGGAAATACGGTCATCGTTCCTTCTTCCGGGACAATGTATGACGGCTTTGTTTCAAGCCACATGAGCAATGCTGAGGGCAAGTTCACCACCCCTGCGGTGCTGACCCGTGCTTTCAGCAATCCTCATACCTTCCCCGGTATCACCCTGACTTTTGACACCCGCTATCAGGAATGGCCTGACACCGTGACGGTTGATTTCTACCTGAATGGGGCGGTGCTGGAAAGTCTGACCCTTCCCGTAGAGGGAACAGAGGTGGTCATTGATACGAAGGTCGCTTCTTGTGACAAGATCGTGTTGACGATGGGAAATACCCTCCCGTGCCGCCGACCTCGGTTGCAACAGGTTCTCTACGGTGTGCAGAAGAAATTTGGAAATGATGACATTGTTTCCATCAAGGAGTCTCACGATGTAGACCCGCTCTCCCGCAGACTGCCGCAGGAAACCATGCAGTTCGTTCTTTTGGACTATGAACACAATTATGACCCGGATAACCCGAAAGGCATTTATGCCTATCTGGATAAGAAGTCACCGATTTCTCTCCGATACGGTTATATGCTTCCCACGGGCAAGGTCGAGTGGCTGAAAGCGGACAAATATGTGCTAAACAGCAAACCGAAAGCCGCCAAAAATCAGGCCACCTTCACAGGGACAGGTCTGGTTGGAAGTCTGACCGGAACCTTCTACAAGAGCAAGCTCGGTTCCAAAAACTTCTATGACATGGCTGAGGAAGTGCTTTTGGACGCAGACCTGACGCTGACAGCGCAGGGTACGCACCCGTGGGTGATTGACCCAACCTTGAAGCAGATGTTCACTACGGCGGCGCTTCCTATTGACTCGCACATGAACTGTCTGCAACTGATCGCTCACGCCTGCCGCTGCCGCCTGTTTACAGACGATGACAATATCATTCACATCAAGCCTTTTGGCGTGACTGTGGTTGGTATTTACAGCGGCGTATGGGCAGATAACGGTCATCTGTGGTACAGCGAGTGGGACACTGTTGACCGTGGCAATAAGGTCGGTAACACCTATGCGGCGTTGGAACTGAACCGCTGGACACTGGACGGTGGAGATCAGGTCATTGTCGAAGACACCGACCCCTCCGGTCGAGGGTTTATCAGTGAAGCGATGACTGCGGCAGATGGTACTTATACCACGAAGCCGACCTTCACCAAGACCTTTGATGTTTCTCACGATCTTCCCGTGCTGGCTCTCCGCTTTGATACCCCCTTGGACGAGTACCCCACCTCTATTCAGGTGAAGTATTATGCCGGGACGAAGCTGCTGGACACGCAGACTGTGAAGGGTATTACTTCTGCGGAGGTGTTTGTCAACAGCGAAGCAGCGATTGATTGTACCAAGATCGAGGTAACGATGGACGGTGGCCTGCCGTACCGCCGTATGCGGGTGAGCAAGCTCTACTACCGTGAAACGGACTTCACGCTGGATTTTGACTCGATTGACAAGGACTCCCAATCCATCGCAAAGATCGACCAGCTTAAAGCGGTATCTGTCGCCAAGTATGCGTACACGGCGGCAAACGACACCACCAAACTTTTCGAGGGAACGACCACCGAAACTCAGCTTCATGTCGAGTTCTCTGGTCTTGCACGAGATGTTTCTATCTCTGTTTCTGGCGGTTCGTTGGTATCCTCCAACATTTACGCCAGAGCTGCGGATTTGGTGTTATCCTCCGGCACTAAAACCGTAGTCATTACCGGCAAAACTCTGTCTGAGAACTCGGTGGTCGTTTCCTATCCCGTGGCTCTCGATGGAGAAATCGACAAGGAGGAAAACCCCCTTATCACCAACGATACGATGTGCGCCGCTCTTGCCGATCAGGTGAAAAAGTATCTGCAAATGAGAAACACCTATCAGACAAAATACCGTGGCAATCCTGAGTTGGAAGTGGGCGATGTGATTGGCTTGCAGACGCTCTATACCGATGAAATGGACGCATTGATCTTGGTGGACGAGATCACATTTAACGGCTCTCTGAGCGGAAAGTTGAAGGTGAAAGGTCTGATATGAGTATTATTGATAATCTCGTCTACGACCGCACACAGGCCGATGTGGACAGGGTTTTTACCCTGAAACACAAAATCCTCACGGAAGGGCTTTCGAGCCTTTCCGCTGAGGAAAAGGCCGAGTACATGGCTGGTATGAAGGGTGCTTACAATTACGGGGATATGAACCGTGTGGGGCAGGCGGTAATCTATATCGCCAACCGCATGACTTCTCTCCCCGGACAGTTGGCGGCATACCGAGCGGAGAAAGGAGTCGCTGATGACCCGATCTACCAAGTCCCGTATGACCCTTCCTCAGTGGTGGTTGCGGCAAAGACGAATTGGGCGATGGGTGATACGCCCACCCAATCTCTCGTGAAAGCCTACTTGAACAACCTGACGGTTCTCCGAAAGCAGCTCACGCTTCCCCCGGACGCACCGCTGGTTCCGAGCAGTCTGGACAATCTCACTTTTTCCACGGCAAACAACATTGAATATCTCCTGTATGTCATCGACACAACACTGACCGAGGTAGAAACCGAGCTGTATTCCAAGATCGACCGCACGGTGGACGCTTTCGCCTATGTTGGCCTGTATAACTGCGGAGAGTAAGGAGGAAATTTCATGAAAGATACTGTCATCAAGGGCAACGGTAAGTCCCGGTCTATCAAGGCTCCTACCGATATGCCTGCAACCTTCGAGGAATGGCGCACACAGCTTCTCGCCGGAACCGCCACCCTCGACATTGGTCTGAACGCCGCAGGCTGTGATGTGGTCGGCACAGCCATGAGCAAGGCAAATCTGCTGTCCGACACCACCAAATCGGCACTGGAACTGAGCGGCAGCGACCCCACGGTGAATGACGCTCTGTATGCTCTGAGCCAGAAGGGTTCTCCCGCCGAAGTTCATGTCATGGCAGACAGCGGTACAACCGTTACCATGAGCAAGGGGGGTAAAACGCTGACCGCAACGGCACAATCGAATGGTTATGCCGTGCTTTATCCGACCGAGCTGGGTGACTGGACTATCGTGTATGTTTTCAACGGTAGTCAGAAGACCAGAGTTTATACGCTGGAAGTCATCGGTATCGTGTATATTTACCCCTTTGTGGTGGGCGACACTTTGAACGATACCACTTGGGACAACATCGCAATCGTGTCTAAATTGGGAAAGGCACAAGATTATTGGAAGGTAGGCGACACCAAAACGGTTGCCGTTAATGGGGTCAACTACCAGTTCCAGATCATCGGTTTTGACCACGATGACTTGACTACCAAGGACGGAACTCGTACCAAAGCTGGTATCACTTTCCAGATGGTCGATTGTTTGAACACGACCTATTCCATGAATGGCTCCAATACAAATAGCGGTGGTTGGAATGGTTCCACCATGCGTACCTCCACAATGGCAACGCTGCTGAACCAGCTTCCTGCCGCTTTGAAGAATGTTTTGAAGTCTGTAAACAAGCGGTCTGGCACAGGCGGCGGGTCTACATCTGGAACGCAGACCACTCACGACAAGCTGTTTCTTTTGTCCGAAGTAGAAATCTTCGGCACTACAACTTATTCTGTACCCGGCGAAGGTACTCAATATGCGTATTACAAAGCCGGAAACAGCAAGGTCAAAAAGGTCAATGGTTCTGCGTACAACTGGTGGGAGCGTTCTCCTTATTCCGGCAACACCACCGGCTTCTGTTATGTGACCAACGGCGGCAACGC